TATCCTCTGTAAGGTAGAGATTGTAAACAGAAGAACCAAGGGGCGGCCAACTAACAGAGTCATCCTTGAAATCGTTGTAAGAATTAGGGAAGCGAACGGTTACTTGATTGTATTTATCTTCAGAATTTGGCCAAGAAAGATGAACATCTGATTTAATAATATCACTGTCGTCAAATACGTGTTGACTATCGACCAAACCGTTTGCAACAGAAGGCTGCTCTACGGGGTTTGGGATATTTAGTTTGTAAGTACCACCTGTCCAAATAAGTGTTGCTTGACTCATAGACTCAAGAATTCGCCCAATGTTTTCTCGGATAGGGTTTTTAGTGTCAACAATATGGTTTAACTCAAATAGTCTAACGTCTGTTGTGCCAGAGCCGCCTGTAATTTTGCCACTTTTAGTAGCACCTGTTTTTACAACAGTGTCACAAGTTACCTTAGCATTGTAAAAAGACTCAAGATTAATGTCCGCCAAGGTTAGTCCGCGCCCATAAGCGGTATTAGTTAGGTAATCAAGAAGACAACGTGAGGGGTTATTACTATAAGTTTTTGTTGAAGACAAAGAGTAGACTCCGCTAGACTCTTCAATATCATAAACAAGCTGCCCCTCAACATAAAAATTAAGGCGAGGGATACCGTTACTAAATTGAGGGTCGTCCCTGTTTAGTTTAAACACGCAAGCTGCATAGGTAGTCTCTGTAAAGAGGTTGCTAGAGTTGAAGCCGTTTGCGACACTCATGTTATCTACACCACCCTCATTGTATACATTTATACGGAGGCTGTCTAAAAACTTATCATCAAATATGCTTGTACCATCAATATCGACAGCGGTTACACGAGAGATACCAGCAAAGGATATTGCATTTTGTGTTATAAGAAACTCGTTCTTTGAACCCGTCTTTGATGAGTCAAGGCCGTTAGCAAAAACACTCATACTTGCATCGTTGTCTACACGACGGATACCAAACCTATAAACACTGTCACTAACTCGGCTAGAGGTACCTGCATAGTAAGAGAAGCCGCTTTCATCAACCATATTGATACCACTGCGGTATTCCTCAAAGCTTGTAGAAAGGAAAACCCCATTTGACAAAGTGATTGTTGCTGTGTTTACTGTCTGATCTTTAACAGTTACACCACCAAATACAACAACGGTGCGAATAACTGTTATATTGACAATATCATTACCAACATCACCATCGCCTGTTAATACTGAGCCAGTTGTGCCAGTCACAGTTACTTCAAAATAGTTGTTTGCGTCACTTAGGAAACCTGAAGCAGGTACGTAGTTAGAAGCATTGTAACCTGTAGGGACCGCGTATGTGTAGTTATCTTTAGTTTGGTAGTCTGTGATTACACTTCCAACTTTGTTGAGACCGTAAACAACAGGCAAGTTATCTACAGTGTCTTGCTTAGTTGCTTCGTAGCCCTTGCGAGCCTCTGCTGCCGCTTCCTGCGCAGCCTTCATATCTGCATTCTTTTTGTATTGGTAAATAACAGAGCCGATAGTTACCGCTGCTTGGAACACTGCAAAAGCGCCATAAGCTGCTACTGCTGCTGTAATAAAAGGCATTATTCTTTCCCCCACTTGAATTTGGTTTCATTGTTGGCGATTACATTATCAAAAGACGTGTCATTTGCGTTAAATTGATCCATACCATCGGAGGATGTAATCATTGTTTTGATCAAACCAAGGTCAGCCATAGGGGAAGAGCAATCAATGTTGATTGTTGACTCCTCAAAGTCTGATGTAAAAGAAGTACCGTCAATCCAACCCTCATAAGAGATAATAAAATTCTCTGGGTCTGTGTTTGGAGTCTTGTCAGCATTGAAAAACCCGACAGACATCTTAGCTGCTTTACCTGCAATACCAACTCTGAGACGTTCTTTAAAGGAACCATCTGGGTCTGCAATAGAAAAACTGAAGTTCTCTCTGTCAACAATTGATGTCTGACTTGGCGCTGAGTAATCAACAATACCAACTGAGCTAATGTAAAGTTGACCATCAACAGTGATGTCATAAGGTAGGGTCGTGAAGTACAAGTCTAAGTTGTATAGCTCAAGGTAGATAATAGCGTAGTATTCTAAAATTTCTGCGTAGATTTTGCTCTCTACGAAAGCGTTAACTTGTCTCATAATAAGGCCTCATTGAAAAGTGCAGGTGACGTTTTACGAACTTGTCGGTCAACGTTTCCATTTCTGGTAAGTTAGAAGAAGTGTGCCAAGTGTTTGGGGTCACCTTCATAACGGTAGACCACATTTCTGGGTTGTTTGGATAAAAAATAGCTGACATATCTCCAAGCTGGGTTTCCTCAAAATGCACTTCTTTCCAATAATAGGAGGAAAGCATTGTTTCGGGATCACCAAAGCCCGTAGAATAGAGCTTTTTAAACCAGTCGTCTTGGTCTTCATAGCCAAGGAAAAGATTTTTTAATGATTCATTCCCCCTGAGATATCCATCATAACAACAGAACAAAGTCCAACAATCAGAAATACCGTAAGCGTAACCAATTCGGGTTCTCTTCACACGGTTTATCTTTTTAATTGCCTTATTTAAAGCCTCAATACGTGCTTCCTCTGTAAAACTGTTCATGTTTATACTACTTCTTGAAGATTAATAGCTCCGGGCGATGTAAGAACACCATCAGAATAAGTGATACCTGATATATTGCTTGTTGATCTTAGGTAATTTAATTGCGGCTTTGTAGTGTAGCCTCCAAAGTACACGGTTGTGGTTATAGGTACAGAGTTGCGCAAAGAAGGGAACACATCAATGCTGTCTGAGGTTCCATCCCAATCAGTCGTAGTAATGTAGATTTTACTGTGATTAGAAAACTGGATAAAGGACCCTTTTGAAAGTGTTCCACTACCACCCCCACAAACAACAGAGGTAGCACCTGCAGAAACCGTTTGAGATGTGGTAATCTGCCCAGTTGTGGTTGAGGCATTCTCAACATCTGTAATCTGTGGCATAATCATAGTTTTAACAGTGTAAGCGTTGTCTAACATACCAAGTAAAACTTCACCTGCATTTTTATTTGTTAAGATTGTGAACTGCAAATCCCAGCGTTGAGCGTTTGTTCTATGAACAAGTTGTTTAAGGTTTGCTGTTTCAGAAGAAATTACTCTGTCGTTGGACAGAAAAGTTAGTGGTGCGAGGATAGGGTTTCCCTCAAATTCATAAGCTGCCATTTGTTTTCCTTTAAAGTGGTGCTTGTAGGTAAATTGTTACGTTTACCTACAAGCTAATAAGCGGTTAAACTCCCTCTTTAAGGAAGACCTCTTTTGTTAATACTAAAGTTTTTCTCTAATATAGAGCTTAACTAGGTCTGCAACAATGTCAGACCTTACGATGTCGTTAACGCCAAATTCAATGACGGGTAGTTCAATGTCCGAACGCCCTACCATTTCAGTAAAGCGCAGTAGGTCTTCACCCTTTTTGACATCAGATTGAGCAGGATCTCCCATTAAGACTAGCTTGGAATTTTCTCCAAGTCTTGTGGTGATTGCTTTAATCTCGTCTAGTGTCAAGTTTTGTGATTCATCTACGAGCACAATAGAGTTAGTAAAGGATCGGCCTCGGATAGTTTCAATAGGCTGGATCTCAATAATTTCTTTTTCCATCATATAGGCATACTTGTTTTGTCCAAGAGCCTTTTTAAGTACTTCGAGCATAGGGAGTAGCCAAGGCGTCATCTTTTCTTTGATGTCTCCGGGAAAGTGTCCTAAAGATTTACCTGTTGGTACGTTAGCCCTTGTAAGAACAATCTTACTGTGTTTACCTTGGAGGTATAACATAGCAGCAGTACCCGCACTGCAATAAGTTTTACCAGTACCCGCACATCCAATTGTAACAGTAATTGGATATGACTTAATGGCATTAATCAAGCCTTCCTGTTTTTGGTTTTTGGGCAATACAGTAAACTTATTCTCTGGCAAGCGGTGTTCTGCTTTTTCTTGGTAACGTGACTTAGCTCGTTTTTTCATGTGTAAGTAGTCCTTGTTATTTGTAGTTATTTGTATTAGACAATTCCAAACAATTTGTCAAGTATCTCAGGTGTTACCCCCTCAATCCAAGAACCAAGGATTAACACAAAAGCATTATTCCTGTTAATGTTGTTTGATGTTGCCCACTCAATCTGAATTGACCTTGCCTGACTAGGTTCTAGGTAGTCTAGGAATGAGTTTAAACTTGAGGGCCAGACACCCCTTGCTGCAAGAACGGCGTCAACTTCACTTATAATATTAAGATCAGCGATGCCTTCGCAGAATTCGCCTTTACTAATAGACGCACCCGCGCGAATATCCTCAATCGGAATATCTGAAATGTTAACCGTGCGCAGAACGCGTTCATCCTCTACAGTTTCAACGGTTGCCTGATTGGTTTTTGTGGTTGTCGAGTTGTCCACTGTCACTTCGACAACAGGAACAATCCGGTCATTACCATTGATATACCCTGCAACAGGTGGTGAAACTGTGTCGCCGTTTTCCAGCGTCACACGCCCTTTGCCTTCGTGGTAGGTACGGATCACTTGTCCGTGTTTAATGTGTGCAAGCATTTGTCGCTCCTTACTTTGTTATGAGTTGCCGTGTATATAAATAAGGTCTGAGATACTATCACAACTAATCAAGTTAGTGCCTGTGTATGCCAAGCCACTTGGTTGGGTTGAGGGTGACGCAAAGCTAGAAAGAATTGTAGACGAAACTCCGTCGTGAACATAAATTCGGTCCGTGTTTATGTCACAACTAATAAGATCCCCGCCTATGGTAGTTAAGCCTAATGGACGAGTGCTAGGAGCAGAGAAACTAGACGACACCGTAGACGTGACACCGCTGTGTATGTAAATAATACCACTGATAAGGTCACAGCTAATTAGATTTGTGCCGTCTGAGGCTAGGCCGCTCGGATAACCAGCGGGTGAAGCAAAACTAGATGACACCGTAGACGTGACACCGCTGTGTATGTAAATTCGGTCAGCATCGCGGTCGCAACTAATGAGATTCCCACCTATGGTAGTTAAGCCCGAAGGTGCCGTTGAAGGTGAAGCGAAACTTGAAGACACAGTAGATGAGACGCCACTGTGAATGTAAATCAAATCCCCCTGTACATCACAGCTAAGGAGGTTAGCCCCATCATAAGCCAAGCCAAAAGGTCCATTTAACGGCGAAGCGAAGCTAGATAAAATTGTCCCGTTTGGAAGGCCACCACCCGCAGCGGCGTACCTTCCGCCTCTCATTGGTAAAATCAGACTCACGGTAACGCTTCCACATTAACCGTAGAATAATTCGTTCCACCAATGTTCAAGATCGTCATTCGTAAAATAAATTTATCACCGTTAGTAGTTGTTAGGGAATCGCCAGAAACGTTATTAATTGCCGTTGTCGTGACTGGCCCCGCGCTGGCGTTGTTTGTCATGAAAATTAAAATGTCTGTCGCCGTGTTTGTCGTCAAGGTAGGAGCCGCAAGTGGAAACGCTCCACCGTTGACGATCTGTTTATAGTTGGAGTCCGTCACAGTGTCAGTGACGCTAGGTGTGTAGGTTGTGCCACCGCTTTGAGTACCATCATCAGGCACGGACGCAGTGAAACCCGCTGTGAGGTTGTCAGGCACGTCAGCTTTCAAAATGTCCGCGTCATATGCTTGCACGTTAACACCGATTTCAAGACCTACGTTTGCCCTAAACAGAACAAAATTCAGGAAATCAGAACCGTTGTTGCCACGAAGGGCGCAACCCGAAAGTGCGCCGTTACTACCTCCGGAGAGGCCGATTGTGTATTCGACAAAGTCGGACAGGGTGTTGCCACTAGTATTTGAAGCTGTACTGCTAACGAACCACCACCCAAAGAACGTTGCTTCCTTCAGGACGGGGTTCAGAACGTATTCTTCTAACTCAACGCCAGCTTTCGCCAAAGCTAAATTAGCATAGTTGCCTTGACCGTACTGCAAAACGAAGTTGCCACTGGTGAAACGGTAAAGCCTGTGACCTACAAAAGTTCCTGAACCCAAAGCCACAAGGCTTCCCGCGTTATCCCAGAATTTAGGAAGGGCAGTGTTTCCACCCGCGTCATAGGCCGTTCGTGTAGATATGAAAAATTCAGCATTCGTCACTTGGTTAAAAGGAACTGTGTTTGCGTTAAACACGTTACCTGTTGCGCCAATCTTGACTATCGATCCTTCTGTAGCATCAAAACCCATGTCACCAGCTCGACCGGTAATTATTTGACCTTCTTTTAACGGAACCCCGTTAGCCACAAGAACTCGAACGATATCTCTTATCGTGTTCGCGTAGTGGCCGATTGTATTACTGGTGTATTCAAAGCTGACAATGGTGGAAGTTGACGTTTCCACAGCGATCCGCATAACGAACAGTTTACTCTCCCAGTCTAGGTGGGTCGGAAGGGTAGTCTGTTGCTGCAAGGTGCCTGTGTTATCGACATAAACCCAAGTGGATTCCTTCGTTAAATCTGCAACGGTAACACCTGCAGCACCCGCATAATCTATCCTGAAATAACCCGCCGCTGTGTAAATTTCACCTTCAATCGCTGGTATTGTGAAAGTTGTGCCACCGATGGACACGGACGCTGTGTTAAAACTTCCAGAAATTCCTGTGCTTCGCGCTTTCAGCAAAGCAGCGTCGGCCTTCTCAGCATAGTCCTGCAGGTTAGTCGCCGATGCAACCACAAGGTCAGTGTCATCAATCGTAACGTTTACAGCGGTAGGGCTTGTAAGATCTACAATAGCTCCAGCACCATCCTTTGAGTAGATCTTTTTGTCAGTTAAGTTGACAGCAAGTTCCCCTATAGAGAGGTCTCCAACTAGAGGTACCTTGTCTGCAACTGTAGATTTCTTTGGTATAATAAGTGTTGCCATTGGGCAATCTCCTTTGTATTATATTAGTAATAACCACCATCAATGATTACATTTTGTAGAGTGTTGTCTCCCATATCCCAAGCATCAGCTGCTTCGTCCCAAACAAAAGAGACGTTAGTAGAGGTACCACGTTCAACTTCGAAACCAGCATTTTGGCTAGGAGTACCTGCCTCATCAGAGTTAAGCAAAATAACCGCGTCACCAATATTGACTTCATTAGAGTTTACAGTAGTGGTTGTACCATTTACAATAAGGTTACCAGCAACAATAACATTGCCCCCAACATTCACGTTCTCACCAATACCAACACCACCTGTTACGATAAACGCGCCTGTTGCTGTCGTTGTAGAAGTGTCCGCATTAGTAATTGAAATTGCGTCTGTAGTAATAGCACCCCGTCCTGTTACAGTAGCAAGAGTATCTGCCTCTGCTGTAAGGTAGGCTTGAAGGTCGCTGATTTGAGACTCAGTAATAGAAATAGCTGTGTTGTCAACTGCGAAGGTAAGTGTTTCATTGGCCGCTTGGTCTGTAGTAAAAGCACCCCCACCTGTAAGTCCGGCCCCTGCTGTGAGGGTAATTGTTGCATCATTAGCAGAGCCACCACCACCACCACTATTAGAAAAAGCTGTTGCGACGTATTTTTCTGTTGTGCTATTATAAACAAGTATAGAACCGTCAGCCCTACTAGTCTCATCAATATTAGAAATTTTAGCGGTTGTAAGTT